GGCCTTGTCGAGTGGCAGGATCAGATATTGGGCCAAAGCTTGTGGTCACCCTTAAACGTCTCGGGGACCAGGTTTTATCAAGACCCTCAGTTCTTGGCGCCATCGATGACTGGCTGGCTAAACGCTCTGAATCGAAATCCGCCGCCGATATGGCTGACTGCATGCGGATATTTGCCACCTCCTCTCGAACCCTCAGCGAAGCTATCGCAAGGGCCGAGTTCGTTCTTCGCCAAGACGGCCCGATTACTCTCATCACTGGCCACAAGGCCAAGGGGCTAGAGTGGGATACGGTCTACCACCTCGATCCTTGGCTCATCAACAGCGGCGAGCAAGAGGACAACCTCAAATATGTCATACAAACAAGAGCTAAGGAGGCCTACTATGAAGTGGATTCAAAGGCCATTGGAGGTGCCTGATGCCCCTCCCAAGTGATCCGGCCTACTACGCGGACTGCTTCGACCTCTTCGCGAAGGCCCTCTTGGCCCCACATGGAGTGCAGAAGGTCTGTATGTCGTGGGACGAGGCCTATCAGTTTCGTCAACGCCTGCACAAGGCCAGGGCGCTTAGCAGGGAGCTGAATCGAAAGGCCTTCGCTAGCACCGATCCGAGACATCATACCTCTGAGTACTACGGGGTTGTAGCGAGGATAGTCTTCGATGAGAAGCGAAGCGTTTGGTTGCTTCGGTTGGAGAAGCGAGAGCTGAGGAATGAAGAGATCGAGGAGATAATGCCGGTGGAGATCGAGGGTAAGCCAAACCTCGATCTAGCAGAGATCGAAGCCGCATCTGAGCTTATGGCAACAAGCGTGATCGAAGATGAATTCGACCTTCAACCCGAAGCTGATCTGGGACCGAGCCCTGATGGAGCCCCGCGGGTGCGTCGTCTCTGAGTGCGATCCGAGGGAAGTCGAGAAGGCCCTCTACGCCTACCGCAAAGAGGTGGGCGACCCGGAGCTGTTTGGGTTTTATATAGTACGGAGCGAGACCGAGGTGAAGGTACTCCGTGCGACTAATATCACGTCCGTGAGGACGGATGGGGAATATAGACCGTTGGAGGATTGAGCATGAAAACACTAATCGTCGAAATGCAATTTCCAGATAAGGTCTCAGTTAGGCGCGCTAAGGTCTACGCAAAGGAGGCCTTGGAGATGTGGGGAGGCCAATACTTTCCAGGTGACGAGGATAGTGATCCAGATGAGTTGTTTTACACCACAAAGGTCGACTATAAGTCAATGAGGCTTAAGCCATGAATGACCCCGTCTTTGAAGCCCTCAATCGCGCCGCCGAGGAAGTCACCCCTCAGGACATCGACGACATCATCGCCTATCTCCGGCGAAGTCGAAAGGACTACGAGTCTGGAGTGAAGCCGAAGAAGGAAGAGGTGAACCTCGTCAAGGCCTTGCAGATCAAGACCGATAAGACCGTCGGGACGGTGAGGAGGCTTTAATGGAAGAGCATTGGAGCACTAAAGCCGAGGCCATCGCTATAATCTGCCAACAGTTAGGCTGTGACGAGGCCGAGGCAGAGTTGATCTTCGAAGAATTCGCAGAGCAGAATCCAGACAAAGTCAAGGAGGTTCAACTCCAATGAGAGAATCAGAAACCTACCGAGCCGATCGCCGCAACACATGCCTTCGGCCGACGATGTCGAAACCTTCAGTTTGGGGAGCCCAATGGTATTACCAGAAGCACAAGAGGAAAGCGATAGCATACATTCCAGCCAAGAGCAGGGAGCTGATGCAAACGTCCGTTCGCCGTTATTTTAGGAGTATGAAAAATGATCGAAAAGGAAGCGCTGGAAGAGCTTCAAGTTAGGGCTGAGAACGAAAACTTATTCATAAACTTTAACATTACAGCCAATGGCCCTGGATCATGGTTAGTAACTCAAGACGATAACGCCTCCCATCTTTACGAATTAAAACAGGCTCTCAACTGTGGCTTGGTAATTACGAATGATAGGGGAAAAACTGAGGGAGTCCATATCTGGATCGTAAGAGAAGACGAACTGGAAGTTTTGGGTAAGAAACTAGCCCCTCTGCTACGTGCTGGTAGCTATGAATCAAAGAGAAGATATGGCTTCCTAGAAAGTGCGAGGTCAAAATGGAGAGCTTACAAATACAGGGAACAGAAGCGTTGGGAGAAACTGCACCCTCTCCCTTCTTAGAGGGAACTAACATACAACATGCTTGGGACAGTACCTCACTCGAAGCGCTGAAGAAATGCCCTCGCTACTATCAGCTTACGATGATCGACAACTGGCAGCTCCGCGGCGACGCAATCCACCTTCGGTGGGGACAGGAGTTCCACTATGCCATCGAAGATTACGAGCGAAGTCGAGCCGCAAAGCTCACCCACGACGATTCAGTCTTCGACACCGTTCGAGCTCTTGTGGGAAGAATCGCTTCATGGGAGCCCTCCCCGAGGACCAAGTCGGAGGAGCTTAAGAGCAAGGATAATCTCCTTAGAACGGTCGTGTGGTACCTGGACCATTACGAGAATGATGCAGCGGAGACGGTGATTTTAGCGAACGGGAAGCCGGCGGTGGAGTTGAGCTTTCAGTTTGAGCTCGAGTTTGGGCCACAAGCAAAGCCTCATAAGTGGATGCTTCGTAAAGACAACGAGACCTGGGATTGCTACATTTGTGGCAAGACTATGCACGAGAGCCAACGAGACCCAGATAACCTTGGCACTTGCACCACGCAGCCCTACCTCCTCTGCGGCCACCTCGACAAAGTCGTGAAGTTCTCCGGCGACCTCTTCGTCATGGACCATAAGACGACCACCTCGACGCCTGGAGCGTACTTCTTCGATAACTTCAATCCGCACAACCAGATGACGGTCTACACGATCGCGTCGCAGACGATCATGAAATCCCCCATTAAAGGTGTCATCGTAGATGCTGTACAGATTGCTGTTGGTTTTAGCCGTCCTGTTCGTGGGATTACTTATCGCACTAACGACCAACTCGAAGAATGGTTGGGAGATACCCAACGATGGCTACGCGCAGCAGAAGGCTACGCCGAGGAAGACTTCTGGCCAATGAACGACACTGCGTGTGGCATGTACGGAGGTTGTAGGTTTAGAGAGGTGTGCTCGAAGTCGCCGAGCGTGCGGCAGAAGTGGTTGGAAAGCAATTTCACACAGGAGAACGAGAGATGGAATCCGCTAAAGCCCCGCTAGTAGTAATTGTGCATCCTGTAGCTAATTGGGAAATCAAGAGGGGCTATTTGCACCTCTGGTTAGATGGATCATCTTTACACCTTCCACTCGGCCTCGAATATCCAGATCAGAAAGCGAATGGTATAATACAATTGAAAGTGGAGATCCCCCTTGCCCTCCCTAGCCAACCATCAGTCGAATGAATTCACGAAGATCCTTCTAGAAGGAGACTCCAAAAGTGGAAAGACCGGATCTCTCGCGTCCCTCGTGCTTGCAGGATACAAGCTTCGAATCTTGGACTACGACAACGGGCTCGATGTCCTCAAGCAGTTCGTCGAGCGAGAAGATCGAAAGCTCCTCGGAAACGTCGAGTTCCGAACCCTCCGAGACCGCCGAAAGGCCACCCCAGCCGGAAGCGTCATCGACGGAGTCCCAAAAGCTTTTAGTGATGGACTTAAAATGCTGGATCGATGGAAGTACAGGGATGTTGATTACGGAGTACCATCTGATTGGGGAGCCGACACCATATTGGTGGTCGATTCCCTTACCTTCCTATCTGACGCCGCCTATGACTTCCGCGAGCCACTCGCTGCTAAGAGCAGAGATGGCAAGTATGATGCACGGGCTGTATACAAAGATGCGCAAGACGCTGTCGAAAACGTTCTGGCAAACCTTACGGGAGAGAGCTTCGCGACGAACGTAATCGTCATCTCCCACATCAAGTACATCGAGAACCCCGACGGGACGAAGAAGGGATACCCCAACTCCGTAGGTAGTGCTCTCTCCCCGCTGATCCCGAGATACTTCAACAACATCTTCCGCTATAAGAACTCCGGCGGGAAGCGAGTCATCGAAACCGTTAGCAGCGCCATGTTTGATTTGGCGAATGCTAAGCCTTTCACCATGCCAAAGGAGGTGCCGATCGAGACAGGATTAGCAGACATCTTCAAAATCCTGAGGCCCAAATGAACCGAGATAAGCTGAAAGACCTCGATGTCATGATCAGTCTGTACAAGGACTTCACACGGAACATAGCATTCGTGGCAGAAAGTGAGAGGAAATACTTCGACGACATCCACAAAGCCTACGAAACCGCCCTACAAAACCTCATCAAAGAAATCGCAACCACAACGTGAAGGTTAACCAAACATGGCAAACTTCTCATCAATCCTCGACATGCCCTCCTCAGAAGTCAAGTTCCCCAAGCTACCCGTAGGCTCCTACGTCGGGATCGTCAAGGGAATGCCTCGGTACGATAAGTCCACGAAGAAGCAGACGCCCTTCGTCGAGTTCCAAATCTCCCTCACGGAGGCCATGGACGACGTTGATCCCGACGAGCTCGAAGCCTTCGGCCCATTCGGCGATAAGACCATCCCAATCACCTTCTACTACGAGACCGAGGGCGGGTTCAACCGGCTGAAGACCTTCCTTGATAACTGCGGGATCGAGGATTACCCGAACATCCGAGCAGGGATCGAAGAAGCGCCTGGGCGGACAATCGTCGTCGAGATCAAGCACACGCCGAGCCAAGACGGCCAGAGCATCTACGCCCAGATCGACGGGACGGCGAGGTACGGGGAATGAAAGCGTGGCTTAAGTGCCATCTATTTCATCGTAGGCACTGGGCCGTGACTCCAGGATACCACTCATGGTTCTTTAGGTGCAATAAGTGTTATAGGAAGTGGATCGTGGAGGATTAACACCTGGGGGAGGGCAACCTCCCCTTTTCTTTTGGAGGCAAAGATGGAGACTAAAGATCTTCTAGCGGAACGCGGCAAGACCCACGGGGACTTCTCGCTTCACGCGCAGATCACCCAAGAGCTGAAGGAAGTGATGAACGAACATGGCGTTCAGAAACTCTCCCATGTTCAACGCGAAGCCCTGGAGATGATCCAACACAAGATCGGTCGAATCCTCGCAGGAAACCCTGATCACAAGGATCATTGGGACGACATCGCGGGGTACGCGAAGCTGGTGAGTGATCGGCTATGAGGCTCTGCAAGTGTGGCTGGCCGCTTAGGCGAATACCAGCCTCCTATAAATGCGAAGGCTGTGGCAAAATCTATTCCTTACAACTAATTCGTAAACCTAAGCGCCTTAAGAAAGGACTTTACGAGAGGAAAGTGCCAGAATGGCCCAAATAGCCCTCGTCGGCGAAGCCTGGGGCCGGGAGGAAGAGAAAGCCAGAGCGCCATTTGTAGGAGGATCAGGGTATGAGCTTACGAAGATGCTCAAGGAGGCGGGTATACACCGTGCAGACTGCTTCCTCACCAACGTATTTAATCTCCACCCTCCATCCAATGATCTCTCTTACCTTTGTGGCCCCAAGGAGCGAGCCATCCCAGGCTACCCAAAGCTCCTGCGCGGCAACGACAAGTCCTTCTCCCACTACACCGGCGACTACGTCCGAGTCGACTTCCTCCCTGAACTAGAAAGGCTCTCCGATGAACTTATCGAGGTTGATCCCAACGTCGTGGTTGCGTTGGGGAACACTGCGCTGTGGGCGCTTACTGGCCAAACGACTATTAGCAAGCAACGAGGAACCAGTCGTTTGTCAACTCATACTGCAAGTGGGTTCAAAACATTACCAACCTATCATCCAGCTGCAATTCTCCGACAGTGGAATCTACGGCCCGTGGCCGTCATCGACTTCCAAAAGGCCCTTAGAGAATCCACCCACCCAGAGATTAACCGGCCTATAAGAGAAATCTGGATCGAGCCAACCTTGGAGGATATCTATGAGTTCCACCGAGCTTTTATTGAAGGAGTTCCGCTCATTAGTGTCGACATTGAAACAAGTGGACGAAGCATTACTTGCCTCGGAATTGCTCCTAGTCGATCACGGGCCATCGTTATACCGTTTTATTCCAGAAAAGGATTGGGAAGAAACTATTGGAGTACTGCAAAGCTTGAGCGAGAGGTGTGGGGCTATATCCGTGAGTTGCTTGGTGACCCAAGCCAGGGGAAGCTCTTCCAAAACGGGATGTACGACATAGCTTTTCTCTATAGATCCATGGGGATCAGAGTGAGAGGAGCAGCGGAGGATACGATGTTGCTCCACTACTCACTCCAGCCCGAGAGCCTGAAGGGGCTAGGGTTCTTAGGGAGCGTGTACACCGATGAGGGGAGTTGGAAGGATATGAGGAAGTTTAAGGGGACTAAACGAGATGACTGAAACAACCCCAGAACACTTTATCACTGCGTTTAAAGAAGTACTGAGCGCTGAAATGCAAGGCATCTATATTCTTTAT